GTCTCCTTCATAATAGAGAAGGAACCCAACGGCACTTTAATGCGACTCTGCCGCGGAGTGCTGTACGCTCAAGGTGGCGTAGATCTCCTGGTAAAGGAATTAATCCCTTACTATAGAGAGCTAACCTCCATTCAGAGGTCATCTCCAAATTTAAGTCTGTAGGTTTAAAAGCCTCTAGACTAAGGAGACTCTTCTGTAGAGCAGCGTATCCGTCTATCTTGTCACTGCGATAGACTGGGCTCGGAACCCACGCTTTTATTTCAAAGCGCTGTAGTTTCGTGTTCCATCTTTCGACAGAACGATAACCCAGAAACGAGATACGCCCAAGTGCGGAACTTATCGGAGAAATATAGGGCAAAGGCCCTAAGATTCTCTCACATGTCTTAAACATGTAAGAAGCGGTATGCCAATAACCCTTCAAATAGAAGAGATTGGCAGTCGCACAAAACGATATAAGTTCACGCACATCACGCCTGTCCTTCGGATGTTTCCTTCGAATGTAAACCGGTGTAACTGGTTCACCATCGTAGGCATCTATTCCACAAGACTCTCTAAACTTTCCAGTTATGAAAGTCTTGGAAGTATTTACCTTACAATTGTATTTTTGTAGGTAATCGAGGACAGCATTCGCATATGTAGACGGAACGACGAGGTCGTCGCCGTATACATAAACGTGACGACTAACTGAAAAACAGTTAGTGTACGTTACAGGAAGGTTGTGTACTTTCAGGAGAGCCGCTACACAGATTGTGTAGAAATACATCGACTCTACCGGAAAACACAGAGCGCTACCCATGGATGCAAATTTGCCCAGTGGACGAATAATTCGCCCATCAGGCATTTTCGCACTCGTTGATCGACATGCTTCTATAGCATCCTGAATATCAGGATTACCACGAAACATCCCGAGAGCAAGAGATCGCGGAACGCGATCGCTTGCATCGGACAAATCTATCGTTGCCAATAGACCTGTCCTAGACGATTTCACCGCCAGCTGCTGATTAACCGACTGGTCACTAAAATTTATGTGACCCTTGGCTATATCAGAGGTTTCAATACACTTATAAAGTGCATTAGAAACAGCCTGTTGACCATATTGCATGGCTACAGGTTCTATAGCGATGATCCTTGGCCCTTTAAGAGTTTTCGGGACAGGAGTTACCTTCACAGGTAATTCTTGTTCCGATTGCAAAAACGTTACCTTCTCGAACTCCTTAGAATCCGAAGCGCTTATTAAATAAGCGTTAGGAAAGAAAGGAAAATAAGGTTCGAGACGTTCATGCCAACTTTGCCAGACGTATTTCTGATTTCCAGTTATACGTTCGGCTGTCGTACCAGGTCCGTGTCGTGGAACACACTTATCAAGGCTAATATTAGCCATAAGGTTATCCCACAATATCGAACTAACATGGTTAAATTCCATGTTATCCTGTTCAGACAGTTGAAAAGTCTCAAAGGAGCGTTCAATATTGATGAAGTTTTCGAGCGTGAATGAAGTCCTTTCGGACGTACATTCGAGTTCCATCTTCTTGAAGGCAAGACAAATTTGTCTAATGCTTTCAATGATAGTTGGGATTTCGTTCGATTTATTTTCATTAATAATCCTCCCTGTCTCATGGTCAAAGATTAAGCTGATCATACCTTGCAAAAATGCAGGGATTGATCCCCTCCTTCGAAAACCTCGAAAGAGTGTTGAGCTTATCTGCCCCTCTGCGAGACTTCTTTCGAAGTCTTTGCAGAACTGTGGCAGGGTTATCGTTAAAAACGATATACCTTCAGCTTTGACCCGTGACTTGATGGTTTTCATGTCACGTAAATCAGAGACATCAGCGATGCATTTGGCACAGGCGTCTATATAGATTAGCCGTGCCAACTCTAGTTGATCACTTGGTCTTTTTAGGACCTCGTTGCTTTTCAAGGGACCTCTTTCTAGGGGTAACCTTCAAGCCACTTGTTCCACCTCCAACTTGGATAGCCAAGTTGGCAAGTAATTGCGATAGCATGAGGAATAGGATTTGCGACAAGGATTTAAGATTCTTGTCCATAAAGCCTATCCTGTACTGTCGTGTCTAGCCAGGTTTTAAAACCTGCTATTAACTGTTCACATTGCGCTATGGTAAAACCCACTTGGGGCCTATCAAGCACAACGTAGAAGCTGAGAGTCTCGTAATCGTTCACAGCAGTGAGCGGGTCCGGGACAACAGCTCGTTGATCGATGCGCGCCATAGAACGAACTCTTTGTTTCGTTTTTTGGTGTGAAATCGTTAATTTAAACGATTCATCGGACATTTGATAGACGGCAGAAGTGCCGTCTGTCTGAACCCGAGGCATCGATTTAGCGACAGTATTGACTGTAACTACTTGTGGATCGGTAAACATGAGTGGTTGATCTCCTGAGTTTAAATGGAGTGAACCCACACTGTCTTATCGCTTTCCAGGGCGAAAAGATTGGATAACTGTGCAGGTAGATCAATTCATGGGAGAAACTTGGATAATCCAAGCGCTCCTAGAATTGCTATTTGCTTCCCGGATAAATCACCGGGACGCAGGCCAAATCCAAAAGGACTACACGTTTCTCGATGTTTGGTCTCAATAATTCGAGACCAGTCACATCTGGCGTGCCGCGGTCTGAGGAAAAGTTCAGATTGAATCTGAATCTCGTCAGTGTAGTGCGCCATGACAAACGCGTACTTAGACACAGCTGCGTCGGTAGCCATCGATGAAGCGTTACTTATTGTAGCGCCCACATTGGTGAACCAGTCAACAAGCCAAGTCCATGGAGTAACTTTGTATAGTACGCTCGGATTCACATTGGCCCCATAAAGGGTCATATAGCGTTGCGCAGCGGCAAAAGCCGATGCGTAATTGGCAAGTGAAGGATCGTACTCAGGACGATAGTATTTGAAACTTCCCACGCCCCAAATAAGGTTAGTAACCTTCTTGGTGTATGTGTTGAGACAATTAGTATCGTTGATAGCTTCGCAGCAGTAAAGGATCCTAATATTGGCCGGATAAACCGACCAAGTAGAATCCTGACCTAACACGGAGATATCTTCCTGTTTTTCAACAACCCGATACCTTTTCTTCCAGACATTATTGTCTTTTCGAATTTGGTCCATATATTTGACCGAATTCTGATATGTGTCGATAATTTGACTCATATCTTGGACGAAAGGTTTCCAGCCAAACTGGTGGCCGAGAAACTCATCAGCGAGTCTTTTAGGACTCATGAAGGGTTTTAGGCTAGCAGATCCGCCTTTGCCTCCCAAGCCTTTCCACAAATCGTGGAAGCCTTTTGAGGTTTGGCGCATCATCGGCATAAAATCACGGGCTTCCCCGATCATTTGTGCCACGCTAGCTTTCTCGAGCTTCGGTCTCATAGAATTGTAGACCGTCGGGCCATATGACGATAAATCGGGAATGTTAGGGGCATCGTCAGCAGTGAACTGTCCCGTTCTACGATAAGTAGAAACAAGTGGCAGTACAGCGCCAGCGCCTCCCCCGGTGTAGACAAAACCTCCGTCGTAGTGGGTTACATAACCCCAATCGCTCGAAGATGATTTGTAAGCACCAGTTCCCTGTATCGTAAGATCTTGAACTGTAGATTTCAAAAGCGTGAAGTTATCGCCACTCAAATAGGGAGGGCCAGGATTTACAAAATCCTCGCATCTCTCTAGAGTGGAATAATAGATACTATCACCGGCAACATCTCGCATCCGGTAAATTAACGGATCCTGATGTCCGGGAATAGGTCCTTCAGATCCGGAATTGAGGATATAAGACTCCCCAATTACGGTAGGTCCAGCTTTCGCTGGTCCAGAAGAACGTCCACGGTATCTACGGCCAAGTATCGTCATAAATTACTCCTCCAATTAGAGTTAAGAAGATGCCATCGCTGACATCTCAGACACCCCCGAG